GAAGGGGAAATAAGAACCTTTAATCAAAGCATATCAGAAGAAGAGTTGGTATGGCATAGGGATTATGAGGATCGTATAATACAGCCATTAAACGATACTGATTGGAAATTTCAATACGATAATAGTAATCCGGAGAGTTTAAAACGACTATTTATTAGAAAGGGTGTATATCATAGATTAATTAAAGGCACCGGAGAATTAAAATTAAGAGTAATTAAACTGTAATGGCAAAAATAGTTCTAAGTAATTATACAGGTTCTAAAAAAAAGAAAAGACCAGGTATACATGCTAAAAGTAAAACATCAAAGCTGAAAAATAGTAGAAACTATAAAAAAGCTTATAAAGGGCAAGGAAGATGAAATTAACACATATACTACTTAACGAATACGGAGAGTTTAGACAACATGAAAACGAATTAGAATCTAAAGTAAAATCTGCTCTAACTCAAGATTATCATCTCTCTGTTTCTATAGGAGCTTATAGCGGAGGAAGACCTGATGATGATCCTTTAAAAGATAGAGGCTTTGGTAGTTTATCGTTTATAGAAAAGGAAGATATTCCTGAAGATGAGTTTAAAAAAGCTATTGATGTTATTAATTCTAGCGGTTACGAAGTTAATATAAAACAATCAACTAGATTGTACGACTACGAGCCGGGTGAAAGAGATTATTATCCAAAAATTAAGTTTGGATTTAAAATAAAGTAATGAAATTATCACAAATCATATTAGAGGGACCACTTCAATATGATCCTGATTTTAATCGAGAAATCGACAAGATACAAGATCAGGGAGGAAAGTACTTAGGTTCTGGAGATTACGGTTCAGTTTACCTCTTAAACGGGAAAGCAGTAAAAGTCACAACAGACCAAGACGAACTAGAACACGCAGAAATACTTAAGGGTAAAAAAACAAATAATTTTGTTTATATTTTTGATGTCGAAAGACTGCAAGATAAATTAGGAATTATTACAATGGAGGTTATGGGAGAATATAAAGGGGAAATTCCAAACGAATTTATAGATGCTTTAGAAAAAGAAGCACAGACATACGGTATTCCACCAGATGAATTAGATATAAGACCTGATAACTTTATGATTCAACCTAAATCAGGCAAATTAAAAATGACCGACGTATAGTTGGTATCTTCTATTTTTTTTCATATCTTAATATATTAACTGTATTGTATATGGAATATACCTTCTTATTAGGTGCTTTAGAGAATATTTTAGGAAAAAGTCAGAAAAGAGCGAGAAATAACCACGCTTTTCACTGTCCTTTTTGTAATCACCGTAAACCTAAGTTAGAAATTAATTTAATTACTAATGATGAAGGTAAGAATTTTTGGGAATGCTGGGTGTGTAAAACTAGAGGTCAATCTATATTTTCTCTAGTAAAACAGTTAAAATTACCAAAAATAGAAGCTCAAGAAGTATTAAAGTATGTCAAAAAAGGTAAAAAATACGATTATAGAAATGACGATATAGTAGAATTACCAAAAGAATTTCAACCACTACATTCAGCTTCAACAACTTCCATAATTGCAAATAAAATTAGAAAATACTTAAATGAACGGGGACTTACCAACAATGATTTTATTAAATATAATATTGGATACGCAACAACTGGAGACTATGGAGGACGAATTATTATCCCAAGCTATTCTGAGTCCAATAGGCTCAATTATTTTGTTGGAAGAACTTATGAAGGAGCTTACTTTAAATACAAAAATCCTGAAGCTTCTAAAGATATAATATTCTTTGAGAATTTGATTAATTGGGATAAGCCAATTATATTATGTGAAGGAGCATTTGATGCAATGTCTATACGTAGAAACGCAGTTCCTATACTAGGTAAAAGCCTATCATCGGCTTTATGGAAAAAAATACTAACAGGAAAATTAACAGATATTTACATTGCATTAGATACTGATGCACAAACCCAAGCTCTAGAAATAGCAGAAAAACTAATAGCAGCTGGCTTTAGAGTATTTTTAATTGAACTACAAGGTAAAGATCCTTCAGAAATGGGATTCAAAAAATTTACTAAGCTAGTACAGAACGCAACAGAATTAGACTTTTCTAAGATAATGTTGCAAAAACTAAATTTATGATTAGACAAGGTACGAATATCCTTAAAGAAAATGCAAAGAACAGATTAGATTTTAAACCTGATTTAAAACAGATTAACTTTTTAGACCGTAGAGTCTATAAAAGAGATGAAGGAAAATACTATCCTTCAGTTACTACTATTTTGCAATATATGCCAAAAAATAAATTTTTTGATAATTGGCTAAAAGATGTAGGTCATAATGCTGACTTAATTATGCGCAAAGCAGGTAAAGAAGGAACCCAAGTACATGAAGCATCAGAAGCCTTAGTATTAGGAAAAGAGGTAAATTGGATGGATGATTACGGTAATGCTAAATACTCTCAGTTAGTATGGGAAATGATATTAAAGTTTTACGACTTCTGGTCAACTCATAAACCAGAATTAATCTCAACCGAAGAGTTTGTATTCTCAGATAAATTTAAATATGCCGGAACAGCAGATTTACTAGTTAAGATGGATGGCGAAACCTGGTTATTAGATATCAAAACTTCTAACTCTCTTCATAGAGCTTATAATTTACAATTAGCTGCCTACGCTAAAGCTATAGAAGAGGTAAAAGGAATAAAAGTGGACAGAACAGGAATTATATGGTTAAAATCTAGTACACGTTCGGCTTCTAAGAAAAAAGGTGTATATCAAGGAAAGGGATGGCAGATCAAAGTAATCGATGAAATCGATTATAATTTTGACTTATTTGAAACTATATATAAACTTTATTTATTAGAAAACCCTAATACAGAACCTATTTATAAAAGTTACCCAACTACTTTAAAACTGTAATATATGAAAAAATTGACACTATTACTTATTATATTAATTTCATTATCTAGTTGTGGTGTTCAATGGCAATATACTTCTCTGAATACAGCAGGACACATTGATGGTATATACAGGTCTAATGATTTTAAAATAGATACTATTAATTCTGTATCTGATTTGAGATGGAAACTTAGAACAGATTTTCAATTTAGACTTGATTTCGCTCAGTATGCACTTAATCAACCACAATCTTTTGACTGGAATAACCGTATTTTAGGAAATAGGTACAGCTTTTATAACCCTTACTTAGGTTATAATAGTTTCTGGGATCGAACTCAAATGTGGAACGATTGGGTATGGAGCTATCCGTATAACAATTGGGGATGGAACAGTTGGGGATGGAATAATGGTTGGAATCGATGGGGGTATAATAATTGGAACACACCTTACTTGTACGGTTGGAATAGACCTTGGAATTCTTGGAACTACTACCATCCCTATTATAGAAGAGGTAGAATTAATGTAGCTTACGTAAATGGATATAGAGCGAGAACCTCATCTATTTATAATAATAGAACAAACAGATTAAATTTAAATAAAAATGATCAAACTACTAGATCTAATACAAGAACAAGACGAGTCAATACCCAAAGCCGTAGTAATGGCGGGAGGAGCAGGAGCAGGCAAGTCGTTCCTAATCAAACAATTAGGACTAACAGGCCTAGCAATGTTCAACCCAGACAAATACGTAGAAGACCCAGCACACCCGTACCACAACAACCTGTCCGCAGCCAGCGGCCAAGTAGACAAAGACGTAGCAGCGGCAGCGGAAACAGGTAAATCTCTTATTTGGGACACTACAGCATCCAATCCTTCTAAGATACAAAACTTATTAGATAAAGGATACGATGTATACATGATTATGGTATACACTCACCCTATGATTGCTTTCATAAATAATTTTTCTAGGCAGAGAAGAGTACCTAAATCGGCTGTATTCTCTACTTGGCGTAATGTTTATGATTTGATTGGACGTTATAAAGATATGCTTGGAGATAATTTTTCTTTATCTATCAACATGCGAAATAATAAGTTCGCAAAAGAGGTAGAAGGATTTAATAAAGCAGCAGAGAGAGGAGTAGAAGGAGTTACTAATTACTTAGAAGACTATATGGAACAAAACGGAGGCAAAGATGCTTTTGGTTCTACATTTAGAAAAGACTATGAACTTCCATCCCAAGAAGCAATTCAGGCATTTAATCAAGAAATGACGGATATAGAATTTGATAGAGAAAATGAATCTATGGTTAAAGAGCTTAAAAAATACTGGGTTAAATTTTATGATAAAAACGGCACTGGCCCCGGTGATGTAAAAATGAGAAGTAAGATAGCTACTATAGAAAGAAGATATAATAGTAATAAAGAAAGAGAAAGACAAGTCTTAACAGACATTGCAGATATGTTAGTAGATAGAGAATTTCAAGAAGAGCTTAAACACTCTGATGTAGCAGAAATAGATAAAAAAGTACAAGCATTTTTAAAATGATAGCACTATACCCAGGAGCATTCAAACCACCCCATAGAGGTCATTTTGAAGTCGTAAAAAGTCTTCTTAATGGATACCATGGCGGTAAGGTATATGATATAGATTCTTATGCAGAAGCTGGTACAAGCGTTCTTCAAGGCAAAGGTGATGAATTAGAAAAGATAGATAAGGTATTAGTTTTTATAGGAGGCGGTGAAAGAAACGGTATAACTAAGGAAGAGTCTATGGCTGTATGGAGGATATATGCCAAGTATTTACCCGGCTTACAGATAATGGATGGAGAAAAAAACCCAATGTTTGCAGCTAAAGACTATGCTAAAGCTAATCCTGGAGAAGAATTCTATGCAATTACAGGAATAAGATCAGAAGAAGATTTACCGGATTTAAAAAGAGTTACTACGTTTAAAAATAGAGAGAATGTAAGAGGATTAGTTATACCAGCTGGAGCAAGCTCTAATGTAAGAGCAACAGATTTTAGGAATGCAATACTATCAGGTAATTTAGATGATGTACTAGACTTTTTTCCTGGAGAATTATCAAACGATGAGATTTTAAAAATAATGAATATGTTAAAAGCAAGTATTATAGCTGAAATAATGCAAGAAGATCTTGAAGATAAGTTAGATGAGATGTTCAAAGCAGATAAAAAAATAAAAAAAGAAGGGTCATCAGGTACAGCCATCGCTCCAAAAAGTATTACCCGTTCAGCAGACAGAGCTAAATTAGTTACACTGTATAATAGACTAAGAAATGTGATAGGTGATCAATATTACGAAATAGGCTTTAATCAAGATCATATTATAATAAGAAATAAAAACGAAGACCAAAAAGTAAGTTTTGACTATACACCGTTTATGGGATCTATTTTGGAATATATGATAGATGAAGGTATGAAAATAACCCCTCTTCCGGAGGTAAAGATTAAAAGAGATGTAGCAGAATCATCCGACTTTTTTGGTAAAACTGCTTATTACGATCCTTCAAACAAAGAGGTAGTACTATATGTACAGGGTAGACATCCGAAAGATGTTATGCGTTCATTTGCTCATGAAATGATTCACCACAAACAAAATTTAGAAGGTAGATTAGGAAATATAGGTACAACAAATACTAATGAAGACAGTAATTTACTGGAATTAGAAAAAGAAGCTTACTTAGAAGGTAATATAACTTTTAGAAATTGGGAAGATTCTATAAAAAATTAGTTGCTTTATTGAGTTATTTTTCTTATATTAAGAGTATAATAAAGGTTATGACAAGAGCAGAAGTTAGTAAAATAGTAAAAGAAATTTACCCAAAAATCGAGAAATTCTACGGATTCTCTAAGTTTTACGAGTGTACTCCATATGTAGAGCTTCATCATAATATTTACGCTAGATATAGTGGAGAAGAGAATGCCCAAGGGGAAGAAGATAAGTGTCATGCTGAGTTTGATAGAACTGATAATTCTATAGTAGTCTATTATCCTCAAATGAAGGATAGAGAACATATTATAAAAACCTTAGTTCATGAATACCAGCACTACCTTCAATCACCTTTATGGATGAAAAGGTACTACACTATGGGATACAGATATGATAATCATCCGTACGAAATAGCAGCATATAAAGAAGAAGAAAATTATAAAATATTCGCATGAAAGAAAATAGTATAGTAGATTTATTAGAAGCATACCCTATCCCGGAACAAAAAGAAAAACCGCCATATAAAATATATTGTGATATGGACGGTGTATTAACAGATTTCGAAAAGAGATTTGAACACTACTCAGGAATGCAACCTAAAGAATATGAAGCAAAACATGGCTCATCAGGTTTCTGGAACTTAATAGATGTAGAGGTAGGAATAAAATTTTGGTCAGATATGGATTGGATGCCTCAGGGAAGAGAATTATGGGATTTTATATCTCCTTATAATCCTGATCTACTCACTTCTCCTTCTAGAGATAATAATTCAAGGCTAGGCAAAAACTTGTGGGTTAAAAATAACTTGAATCCTAACCCAAAAGTTATTTTTGCATATTCAAAAGATAAACAAAGATATGCTAACGAAAATAGTATTCTTATTGACGATAAAAAATCTAATATAAATGAATGGGCAGCACGAGGTGGTATAGCAATTAGATGCAAAGATGGCGATACAAACTCAGTAATAGCTAAATTAAAAGAGCTGGGGTATGAGTAATGAATCTCTTTTAAAAAAAGAATTTAAATCTGCAGATGTTCAAAGAGTTAGAAACTTAGTTAATAAAGACTATACTGCTAAAACTAAGTCTCAATCCGGCTATAAAAAATCTTCTAAGAGATATAAGGAGGGGGATATATGGGAAGAAAGCGGTAAAAAGTGGACAATTAAAAATGGCATAAAACAGAATATTACTAAATTAGATTCTGCAAAAAAAGCTGTAAGAGTTCCCCTAAGATGTCCAAAATGTCAAGGTTCTATGAAACATCATCTAGCTAAGAAGATGTATAAAATTCATGGTTTTTGTTTTGATTGTACAATTGATATGGAAGCTAAATTAAGAAGAGCAGGGCTATACGATCAGTATGAAAGCCGTATGTTACAGGGTAACATGAAAGCATTTGCTAAAGATATAGAAGAATGGGCATTAGATGCTATTAACTCTAAAAATACTTTCGTTACAGAAGCCGGTGATATCGAAGACTGGAAATCCAACTCGGATAAAGATAAAGAGATTCTTAAAAATGTACAGCAGTATATCTCCTATATTTCTGAACATATAAAGTAGGTATATTTATATATACAAATAACCTGCAATTCGTAATGACACAAAAACAATTACTTGAATCTGTACTAACAGAACTTACTTCTATTAAAAAGCATATGCCTAATGGTGAACTTAAGCAAATGCAAAAAGATATGGAAGAGCTTAAAGATGATATTTCCGATCTTAAATTCACCTTACTTAACCCAGATAATGGAGTTATAGTAAATACTAACAAGAATTCCGAGTTTAGAGAAATAATGCAAGCAGGAGATAAAGACTTCCAACTTAAATTATTAGAACTACAGGAATTAAAAAGATGGAAAGAAGGTGTAACTAAAGCTCTATGGATTCTATTCACAGGATTAGCAGGTGTAATTATAAAATTACTATCAGAAGCAGTTAAGAATGGCTAAAAAGAAAAAAATATCACCAGATATGCAAGCTTTTATGAGAGAACTCATAAGAGAGTCTTTAAGGGACTGGTTTAAGAAAGAGAAGTGGGTACGCATCTCTTCTTCTGGTAATATAGCTGGTCCTTGTGGGACTTCTAAAAATAAGAAGAATCCTGATAGATGCCTACCTAAAGCAAAAGCACAGAGTTTAACAAAAGGCCAAAGAGCCGCTACTGCAGCCAAGAAAAAGAAAGCAGGAGCTAAAGGAAAGACAGTCGTGAAAAATACTAAAAAAGCAACAGTAAAGAAAGAAGGCCTTTGGGCTAATATAAATGCTAAGAAAAAAGCAGGAAAAAAATCATCTCATAAAAACTCTAATGCATATAAGGATGCTAAGAAGGCAGGTACGTCTTTAGAGAAAACTAAAGAAGGTGTTACAAAAGAAGATATAAGAAACTTAGTAGTTGGAACGATATATGAAAATACTAATGAAAACACTATCATGGAAAAAGATGATAGATGTACTAGATTAGCTAAAAGCAAATACGATACTTGGCCATCAGCCTATGCCTCAGGAGCAGTTGTTAGATGCCGTAGAGGAGAGATTTGGAAAAAGAAATAATATGAAATTAACCGACGTAGTAAAAGAGCTAGTTAAAGAAGGAAAGCTTTCCGACTTCGGAGATAATAATACTCCTGCCGCTCTCAAAAAAGAAAAAGAAATAGAAGGAAAGAAAGTCAATGCTATGGATTCTATAGAAGACCTAGATCTTAATACCTTAGGTAGAAACGTAACTATTAAAGAATATAGATACGGGCCTCTCAATCCTAACGATGAAAAAGGTTCTAAAAAATTCTGGGAGGATAAAGCAGAGATGTGGGGTACAACAGTCGAACATGCTAAAACTTCAAGATGCTCTAACTGTTCAGCTTTTAATCAAAAACCTGCTACTCTTAAAAAAATAGCTAAAGCAATAGGGAAAGAAGGAGATAAAATAGTAAAGCAATCAAATATAGGATTTTGCGAATTCTTTTGGTTTAAATGTGCAGGAGCAAGAACATGTGATGCTTGGGTCGGAGGCGGCCCTTTAAAGTAAACTTATGAAAAAATATGAATTAAAAGAGTTAGTAAGAGAGGTGCTTAATGAAAAAGGTGTGCATGATCCTGTTAAGCCTGGTATACTGAAGCAGAGATTGGGTAAATTATCTTGCTCAAAAGTAAGAACTGCTAAAGGAAAGTTAAAAGATAAGGGTACTCACTATGCTAAAGCTCTACAAAGATATTTAAATTACCACTGTCAATGATATTAACTGATAATAAACTCCATAGAGACGCTTATTTTGTTAATGCTACAGAGGAGGTAGACGTACTAAAAGATATAAACAGCGTGGATCTATTTGATCAAAATGGATACCACTTAACTAAAGCCGAACAGGCTTTTTTAAGTTATAACGGATACCAGCCCATAGAAAGAAGACACGAGGACTGTCTTAGATACGATTGGCTTACTTGGGATAAGAGAGCAGGGGCTCATATTAACCACTCAGACTTATTCGAAAGAAAAGGATTTAGTGATCACGCGAAAGAGCAGTTACTAGCTTTTGCAAGTGTTAATCCTATGTTATATAAGTTAGTTAAAATGAAACCTAAGTGGGGAATAGATATTTCAATAGATTATGTATCAACAGATGCTGTCTTTGAGGTATTTCATTACGAATGGGATTCATTTGAATATGATGCTGTAATTGAGAAAAAGTTGGAAATTGAAAAATTTGTTCTTAATTTAGACTGGGATGAAGTAGCTAAAGACCTATGGAAAAAGAAAGATAAGTGGTATAATTTAGATTTCTTTGAACAAACTCAATGGAGAACAGATTATTTTGGATTATCCCCGGAAAAGTTTAAAAACGTTATTTGGGAAGATTAATCTATTTATTTATATAGCTATATAATACATACATATGATGACATATCAAGAAATTAAGGACCGTTTGTCTAAATGCGAGTTAGCACTAAGTAAGATAAAAAACGGTACATACCAATCTACTAGTCAAAAAGATTTACAAGCAACTAAGAAAAAGTTAGAGATACTTAAAGAATCTTATATAAATCTACTTAAAGAAGAAGATGATATGGAACCCGGATTCGTAGCTACTGACGATGAAGATACCGCTGCAGATCTAGCAAAAGACGGAGTTAAAGTTAAATTAACCAGCGAACAAGAAGGAATTGAATTCTCAGCTAAAGAAATGAGGCCTATTGCTAAAAAAGTAGGAGAGGCATTAATTAAAGCTTTAAGAGATGTTGGGGACGAAATTGAAACTATAAAAGCACATGATATAGATGTTAATACTTTTGATATCTATGTTAAATATAAAAATGATTTTGAGGATGAATTTACTTTTGATGTAAGAGGTGATAGATTACATTTAGTAGATTTTTCATTTGATAAAGATTTAGTAGATATAGGAGTTAAACCTTCAGGAGAGGCAATTGTTAACGTTGATGTTTTAGCTAACGAATTAACTAAGCATTTTAAGTCATTAAACGAAGAAGGTATTAATGAAGCTCTTCCAACAGTTTTTGATGATGAAAGCATGGATGCGTTATTTGACCTTATTTTAAAATACGTAGATGACCCAGCAGATGCCGAAAAAGAATTAGAAAGATTTGAAGCTGGAGGATATGATGCCTTTTCACCAGAGGTGATGGCTAACCTAGATAGAGATCCAGAATTCGGAGCTTGGTACGATAAAGTACATAGTATCAAAGAAGAAGAAAACGATAGACAAAAATATCTACGAATGCTTGATATGTACAAAAGAGCAAGTAGAAATGATAGAGATGATATTAGACCTAAATTAGAAAAAGCTGCAAAGCAACTAGGTATTAAATTACAACTTTCAGAAGCACCAGAAGGTCTATTCTACTTAAAGGTAGATATAAGAGATGCTAGAAAAGCTATAGACATACTAGACGATAAGTACAGAAAGCAAGTAGAATTTAGCGGTTCAGATACTTATTACTTTGGAGATGAACAAACAGCATACGATGCTATGATGGATTTTTCTGCTAACGATGTAGTCGTATCTGATACTAATTTAGATTTATTTGCAGAAGAAAAATTAGCAGAAACAGAACACCCTGAAGGTGGTCATGATCAAGGAGGAGATTTAGATGTAGGACATCAAGATGATGAGCCAAGTATGCTTAAGAAAGATTTATACGATATAGCTGTTTATGCTTCTAAATTATATAAGCAGTTAGATAAGTACGATAAGATGGATGGAGAAGTAGATTTTCCTCATTGGTGGCAGAAGAAAGTTACTTTAGCTAGACAATATGTATCTTCAGCACAGCACTACTTAGAAGCAGAAGAAAAGCAGCCTATGATAGATGCTCTTGCTTTAGAAGGATATTCCCCAGGCTCTATTGCTCCTAAAGACCTATATTATTCGGACAAGCATGGTAAATTAGTTGCTAAGGATGATGTAGATGATAAGTATCACGATAGATTAGAACTAGTTTATAAAAAAGGAGACAAGATCGAAGATCCTATGGATGAAGTGGTAAAAGAAGTTAATATAAATCCTGAAGCAGAGAAATACGTTAAAAGATTTATTTCTGGAGTAGCAAAAAAATACGGCTATGATGAAATGGATGCTGTGCATCTTATTTACCAGGTACTTGCAAACACAGGTTACTTAGATATGAGATTAGAAAGTATTAACGAAAGAGTTGGTGCTTTACAAGATTTTATTAACCTAGTAAGAGATAGAGCAGTAGATAGTGAATTCTCAGAAGAAGAAGAAGCACTAGAAGTAATTGAAGCTCTAGCAGATCACTACGGTATTAAAATCCAAACAGGCGGTTTCGTAGGAGAAAATGACAAATTAAAAGAAGCACAGCCAACCGGATTTGGAACCGGACAAGGTAGAAGCAAGACTATTTCAAAAGGTATTGAAAAGAACCCAGAACTTAAAGCTACTCTAAAATCACAGGAGCCTAAGAAACCAGGAAAGTATGTTATGAAGAATGGTATTCCTCATAAGATGGTTAATGGTAAATTAACTCCTTTAACTAAAGTAGTAAAAGAGTATACAGATAATTCATTCAAAGGATCAGAAGTAATAGACGATGCAAACGAAAGAGGACCTGATATGTTCGGTAAAGGTATATTTGCTGACTTACTGCCTAAAGGAGTTGCTAGTGAAAACGATGCCGTAGAAGCTTTAAAAGCTCATGATAAGAGTCCTATCAAAGCTAGAATGGGAAGGTACGCACCAATGTTTGTTCACGTTCAATATCATAATTTAGAGCATGAAGGTGAAAAGTACCAAATGCATCAAACACAGTACTACAATAGCAACTTTAAAGACAAAGATCCAAACTTTAATCCTGGAGTATCTAAAATAACCTTATTTAAAGACCCAGAAGGAGAAGATACTAACTTAGGTACTATTATTGTTAAGACAGATGAATATGTACAAGATCTTAGAAATATACCTGGATTAGGAAAAAGAGTAAGCGAGGTAGTAAAAGAAGAAAAAGCAACCTGTTGCGGCAAATGCGGTAGAGTTCACGTAAAAGGTACAAAATGTAAAAGACCATTTTTGACCGGAAAAGATCACTGCAGAAATAACTAGAATATTATGAAAGTAAAAGAATTAAAAAAGCTTATTGAACAAGCATACATTCAAGTACTTAGAGAAGCTGAAGAACCTACACCGGAAGATCCGATAGGAGATGAAAAAGCATCAGAAGAAACAGTTCTTGAGGATGCTACCGATACAATGCTTGAGAAATTCCCTACCCTCAAAGCAACTCTTGTTAAATTAATGACAGAAGACTTTAAAGAGTTTGTTGACACTATTGACTGGGTTTCTCCTAAACCAACTACATTCAGAGTTAACTTAGTAAACGGACAAGACTTTACTTTGAAATGGACTGGAAAAAACTTCCAAGCTCATATATTAGGTAAAAGGTATATGTTAGGCAACATAGGTGAATTCCAACAAGCTTTAGATAAATTAGCTCGTCTTTACCAAGAAGCACCTCTCAAAGGAGCAGGTGAAGAAGGCGAAGGAGAAGCAGGAGAAGCAGACTTCGGAGGCGGAGGCGGTGGAGGAGACTTCCCGGGAGAAGAAGGCGGAGGAGAAGAAGCAGCATTTGATGATTCCGGAGCAGCAGGAGGAGCAGAAGAACCAACAGATACATCAGGAGATATAGATTTCGAAGCAGGAGAAGAACCAGAAGCATAATGAACGTACTAGATAAATTATATACAGAATGGGCCTGGAGAACTAAATCAGGTGTACCAGACATTAGTAATCCGGAAGATAAAGCTATATTAGATAACCTAGTCAATGAACTTGCCGGCCCTATACAAAAAGAAAGAATAATTTTTGAAGGATCGGATTCATACGACAATGTTATAAAAACCCAATTAGAGAAAGAAGGTTTACTTAGTCCACAAGGCGGTATACCTCAATCAAAAAATGTCTATAAATTTAACGGCAAAGGAGGTTCTTCATTCTACACAAATGTAAAAGCAGAAGATAAGAAAATCTGGGAAGCTTTATGGGATTCAGCACCACCAGCAGCTAAAACTGGAACAGCTTCTAAAGGAGTTGGAGCTGGAGAATTATCTCTATACTGGCTTTATAACTATTCTAATAGTAACATAAACGTAACAGAAGGTAGAGAAGGTGGTGGAGCAGATTTATTTTTTGATGGAGTAGGTGTAGAGGTAAAAGCAGAAGCAAGTCATACTGCTAAAATCGGCTTAGGACGTTTTAGTGAATTTAAAGAAGAAGTATCTCTTCTAACAATCCTATTTGGATTAAATGCTTTAACTAGAGTATTATCAGAAAAAGATTTAGAAGGTAAAATACTTAATCCTACAAATTTTCTAGGAAAAGAACTACCAAGAGCATTTGAAAGCTTTAAAACATTCTCAGAATTACCTAACTTACAAGCATTAGCTCAGCAATTCAACGTTTTTCAATCAATATATAATAATGTTCAGCAAGTAAAAAACTATGTTGGAAATACAACGGATCCAACTACAGCAGCTGGAATTATGTTAAGTAAATTATTATCAAAAAAACTAGCAATAAAACCAGGTTTTGGAGGTTATTTAGTTAACTTAAAAAAGAATGGTTCTATAGCGTTCTGGCAAATTAGTCAAGAAAAGCTTACCAATCATGAAAATGTACTAAACTATACTACTATTCAACAAAGTAAAATAGGATTGAATTACAGTAGGGTATTTGGCTAAAAAAATAAGTTATGGCAAAAGACATAAAAAAAATAATCGCACAGGAATATATCAAGTGCGCTAAAGATCCGGCGTACTTCATGAAGAAGTACTGTCACATTCAACACCCTACTAGAGGTAGAATTCTTTTCAATTTATACCCTTTTCAATCAGAAGTTCTTCATTTATTTAGAGACCAGCAGTACATCATTACTTTAAAGTCTAGACAGTTAGGTATTTCAACTTTAGCTGCTGCTTATAGTTTATGGTTGATGCTCTTTCATAAAGATAAAAACGTATTAGCATTAGCAACTACACAGGCAACAGCAAGAAACCTTGTTACAAAGACAATGTTTATGTATGACGAGTTACCTAAATGGTTAAAGCTACCTGCATTGGAAAAGAATAAGTTATCGTTAAGACTTAAAAACGGATCAAAAATAACAGCTAAATCATCTAATGCAGATGCTGCTAGATCTGAAGCTGTATCCCTGTTACTAATAGATGAAGCAGCGTTTATAGATAACATTGCTGAAACGTTTACTGCTGCACAACAAACACTTGCAACTGGTGGACAATGTATGGCTTTATCAACTCCTAACGGAATTGGTAACTGGTTTCATCAAACATGGGACAAAGCAGAAGCCGGTGATAATTCATTTTTACCGATTAGATTACCCTGGACAGTACATCCAGAAAGAAATCAGGAATGGAGGGAGCAACAAGATAGAGACCTAGGACCAAGGATGGCAGGACAGGAATGTGACTGTGACTTCTTAGCTTCAGGTGATACAGTATTCGAACCAGATGACCTTAGTTTCTACGAACAAACATATCAAAAAGATCCTGTAGAAAAAAGAGGAATAGATAATAATTTATGGATATGGGAACAACCTGACTACTCAAAATCGTATATGGTTGTAGCGGATGTATCTAGAGGAGACTCTGCCGATTACTCTGCATTTCATGTATTTGACATAGAAACCTGCGTACAAGTAGGAGAATATAAAGGTAAATTATCTCCTAAAGATTTTGGAAATGTACTGGTAGCCATAGCAGCAGAGTATAATGATGCACTACTAGTGGTAGAAAATGCAAATATAGGATGGGCTACTATAGAACAGATTTTAGAAAGAGAATATCGTAATTTGTACTACAGTCCCAAAAGTCAAATGGACACTGTTGAATCATATATGACTAAGTACGAAAGAGATCAACTCGTACCCGGCTTTACAATGTCAGTTAGAACTAGGCCTTTAGTGATTGCTAAGATGATG